GCATGTAATTATATTACAGTTTTTTTATTCTTTTTGCAATCTCTTGTTTGACTTTTTTTACGGTCTTTAATATTTGCTCTCGCATTGCGGATTGGTCAGCCACGTGACTCATATTTTCCAATGCGGTAACTAGATCTTCTAGCTCTTGAAAGGATAGATCTCGAATTTTTTTAATGCCTGTGTTAGCCATAATCAGGTTTATTTAATCTGCAGTTTTAAAGAATTAAAAGATAATAAAAAGAATTAACCGATAATAAAACTGGTTGGATTGCTGCCATCCATGTTGAGAACAATTTCTTGATCCAATTTTTCCATCATGGCCATGCCGTCTTGTTTCAGAGCTTCACCATTGAGGGTGGTTCCTCCCTGTGGTCCATTGATGGTTCCAAATTTGCTTCTTGCTTCTCCCAGCATCACTTTGCTGACTGCCAACGTGTAATCTCTAAGCCATGGTTTTATGTAGATATCGTTCAACAACACTATGTCTGGTCTAAAATTGTCAGTGTGCAATATCACTCTCTCGGTGTCTATCCTAGGACGTTGTGTGATGGTCAAAGTCTTTGTTGAATTATCATAATGGAACTGTATAAAGGAACCAAACATCTTGCCCACCAATTCTTGATATGATGCAAAAGCAAAGTAAGTGGCCAATCCGCCCGTGGCACCCGCCCTCAAAAGATAGGTATTGGTGTAGGCCAGATTGAAAGGTTCGAATAGTGTTCCTCCCTGTCCGTCTCCTCGAGATCCCACTGTGGCTCTACCGATCTCTCTGACATTGATGATCTCGTTTGGTAAGATATATTTGTTTTGATTTTCTTTGAGATCCAAAAATGCATAGCTTTCTTCCACCGAGTTGTTAGATCTCTGTCTAAATCTGTTTATGGCTCTTTCCAGTGCAATTTGATAGTGTTTTGGGTCTAATTCTACCTCGATCATACCATCGCCCAGCATGGTTTTCACATAATCAAATACTTGTTGTTGTGCTGTTTGTAACTCTGACATATGGATATTTATGGCTAGATCCTTTTCCATAAATATGGTTAGTATGCCACGTTTATCAATATACAAGCCAGAAAAAGGCAACGATTATAAGTTTTTTGATCGCAATATAAATGAGATGTTCCAGGTAGGTGGAACCGACATTTTCCTGCACAAATATATAGGAATATACGATCAGGGAGAAGAAGGTACCAAGGATGGTGATGCCAGCCCCTCACAACCGCATTATACCGGTGACAGCTTGAATGATAGAACCATACAAGATCTGTTATTTTTAGAGAACAGAGACAGAAAATACGACAAAGACGTGTATGTTATCAGGGGCATCTATAATGTGCAAGACATAGATTTCAATCTCAGCCAATTCGGCATGTTCCTACAAAACGACACACTATTCTTAACAGTGCATCTCAATGATGTTGTGGATAGATTAGGAAGAAAACCCATGAGTGGAGATGTGGTGGAATTCCCTCATTTAAAAGATGATTACAGTTTGGATGCCAGCATACCCATTGCTCTAAAAAGATTTTATGTCATTGAAGATGTGAATAGATCTGCAGAGGGGTTTTCGCCTACGTATTGGCCACATCTATTGAGATTAAAATTAAAAACGCTGGTGGATAGCCAAGAATTCCGCGATATAATAGGAGATGCTACCACGGCTGGATCTCTTGCCAGCTACATGAGCACCTATAACAAAGAGAGAGAAATTAATGACGCAATCATTAATCAGGCAGAAGCGGATGCTCCCAAATCAGGATTCAATTACAAACAATTTTATGTTACACCCATCGACGAGCGGGGCAATATTAGGATAGATGGTGTAAATGACCAGGTACAGACCATATCCAGCGACAAGACCATTAATGCAGTTATTGATTCACCGGCCAGCAGCCATTATGGATTCTACTACAATGGAGACGGCATACCACCCAATGGTTATGTAGCGGGAGCGGGAACCAGTTTCCCAACATCAAATGTCAACAAGGGTGATTATTTCTTGAGATTAGATTTTCTACCCAATAGATTATTTCGTTTTGATGGAGTGAGATGGCTCAAAGTTGAAGACAGTGTGAGATTAACCACTACCAATACCAATGCTAGAAATACATTTAAAACTGGTTTTGTTAACAACAGCAGCACTTCCACAATCAATGGATTAACAGTCGAACAGAGACAGTCATTGACTGATGCGCTAAAACCCAAGGCGGATAATTAATGCTTCATTTTTACGACGGTCAGATCAGGAAATTTATGACTCAGTTCATCCGAGTGCTGAGCAATTTTTCTATAGAATTGGGCAAAGGCACAAATGGTCAGGTACAATTGAGACAGGTGCCTGTGACCTACGGTGATATGACTCGTCAGGTGGCCAACATCATTAGAAATAACAGTGAAAATGCTCTACAATCTGCTCCCAAGATTGCTTGTTATATTTCATCATTGGAATATGACCGGGAGAGAATGCAAAATCCTTACCACATAGAAAAACAACATCTCAAAGAAAGAAATTACAATGAAACCACAGGTACCTACGAAAATACACTGGGAGCGGGTTATACCATAGAGAAAGTGATGCCAAGCCCATTTAGGTTGGCAGTCAAGGCAGACATCTACACCACAAACACCGACATGAAATTACAGATATTGGAACAAATTCTATATCTGTTCAATCCAGACTTTGAAATTCAAAAAAGTGACAACTATATCGATTGGACCAGTTTAAGTTATATTGAATTGCGTGACATAGTGTTCAGTTCTAGATCTATTCCCGTGGGCGCCGAAACGGAAATCGATGTGGCATCCATGACGTTTAGCATGCCTATATGGCTGTCTCCCCCTGTCAAAGTTTCCAAATTGGGAGTGATACAAAAGATCATCATGAGTATCTATGATGACGATGGTGGCATCACAAAAGGATTAATCGACGGAACTCTGATATCAAAATCTTACGTGACTCCCAACAATTATGCCCTACTATTAACGGGCAATCAATTGAGGATGTTGGGCAGTACAGGAACCAATGTGAGCTCGGGTGGTGATGGATTCTATACAGGAGCATATGAATCAACCACACTGGATCCTTTCGAGACATTTGGTCCCCCGATCAATTGGAATATATTATTAAATCAGTATGGAAAAATTACCAATGGATTGAGTCAAATTAAATTGACGCAGGAAAATGGTTATGAGGTTGTAGGCACCATATCAACATCTCCCTTAGACGAAACTATCTTATTGTTTAATATCGATGGGGACACCATACCGGCCAATACCATACAGTCAGTGAACAAGATCATAAATCCATTGACATTTGATGCCAGTGCCACACCCGCCAATGGCACAAGATTTCTTATCACGGAGGACATCGGGGACAGCACACAGTATTGGCAGGGAGGATTAAATGCCCAAGCCAATGACATCGTTCAATACAATAGCGCCACCAATACATGGAGCGTTGCATGGTCAGCAGCCGATTTTGATTCTACAGTGGAGTATGTTACCAATCTTAACACAGGCATACAATACAAATACAACGGTACAAACTGGGTCAAGAGCTATGAAGGTATCTATATTGCAGGCAAGTGGACACTTGTGCTATAATAATTAGATGCAAGAAAATATCATATGTTCTGGTGCGTTGTTCTACGCAGTTAACACAAAAAGATTTTTATTCCTGCAACGAAATGATGAAAGAACTCGTGGCATGTGGGGACTGGCGGGCGGAAGAAACAAATACACAGAGAGCGCATTTGAAGGATTGAAAAGAGAGATACAGGAAGAAATTGGATTGCCCTCTACCTTCAAGAAAGTGATACCACTTGAGCTGTTCACCAGCAATGACCAAAAGTTTTTCTTCAATACCTATGTGATATGCGTTGCCGAAGAATTCCTTCCCAGACTCAACGTAGAACACAGCTCATATGCCTGGTGTGCATTTGAATGCTGGCCAAAAAATCTTCATGCGGGATTGCGAAACACTCTCAACAATAAAAGCATCAAAGGTAAGTTACAAACGATACTGGATCTAATTGTTTAGATCAGGATACATACGGTGCAATGATGATCGGTCTATCCATGGATACCAATAGGCCGTGACCATGTCTATGCATTGGTACACATGGTTCCAGTGTGCCTCCATCCACTCCAGCTCGTAGTTGTATTCCTGGAAATTGCCAGCATTAGGATCAATCTCCGTGTTGTGTTTGTACACAGGTCCTGTCTGTGAGGACATATAACCTGGAAAGAAGTCCATTGGACTGAACATATTGTAGTTAACCTAAAAAATTAATTATTATTAGGTGCCTATTTTAAAAAAAGCTGGATATGCTTGTGACCACGGCCAATGCAAAAATGGCAATGGCAACAATGCCTGCCAGCACGGCATACAGCGGCTCAAATTCTGTCCAGTGTTTCTTCAACCTTTTTTTTGTTTTACTCAGCCAGTGATGTTCGCATTCGTTATAGGGTAGCATTTGTTGACCTCAATTACACTGAGCCCGTCGCCGAGCCCAGTGTCTCGTTTTTGGGTATTAGTTTTTAGCCACGCCGTTTGTGAATGCTGAATAGAATTTCTGAACATTGTCTTGAAATTCCTTCACGTTCTTCTGAATGGTCTCGGGCTTGAAACTCTCCTGAACTCTTTCATTGAACTTCTTCACGTTCTCAACCAATATTTGAACCTGTTCGTTGTAGTTCTGACCGTTGGTCACGAAATCATTGAATTTCTTTGCTGTGTCAATGATGTCTTCCGCAGTCATTACTGGAGCCTTGAACTCGGCTACCACTTGGTCACCATCTTTCTTCAGGCTGTACTCGTACTCGGCTTGTTTGAGTGTGTAGTTGAACTCTGCCATCTGTTTGGCAAGTCCTAATAGGTCGGCACGTATTTCGTAGCCGCTCTTTGATTTGATGTTTGACATAACTAAACTCCTTTCTGTGTGTGTGTTTTTGTTTTTGTTGTGTCAGCTATATTTATAACACAGAATCCAATATCTGTCAATAGTTTGGTGAAATTATGCGTTTTTACCACTAATTTAAGGTTCTTTTGATTCTGGGTCTCGGCCAAACAGCTCCACTGGTAGGTCGCACTTTGTAGTTTATTTTGGGATAAACATTACCATCATAGGGTCTTTCTGGCCTATAGAATAAAAGCAAATTTGGAGCCCCCTGTAGGTCTCGAACATCAGTAGGACCCCCGGATGTGGCGGTCACCTGATCCGATTTGGCAATGGCAGTGATATATGATTTGGCACGCTCTTGATTCATTTCTGGATAGGTTTCCAATGCGCAAGCGATTACGCCACACACCTGAGGAGATGCCATGCTGGTTCCTGACAGTTTTAAAACAAAAAAATTACCACCTCGAGAATCCTGTACTCCAGCAATGTACGGGCCAATGACATATGTGCCTGGAGCCCACAGGTCCACCCCCGGTCCGCAATCGCTGAAAGCAACTTTTTTGTCCAATTCCACTGTGTCCAGCGCACCCACGCAGAGGTTGGGTATGTCATTGGTGCCTGTGGAGCTGCCGTCACCCGCGGCGTCATTAGCAGTTGGGCTGGTGCCTCTCATGTAATAATAAGGATTTGCCACGCTGGCGGGATATCTGATGGCCATCTCGAATGTGTTGTTCCAATCCGGACCACCCGGCACGTCATGCTTCCATCTGCCGTTTCCGGCAGCACCAACCGTGAGGATACCTTCATCTATCATGTCTTCGATGTCTGCATCCATGATAGACACTCTCTGCGGTATACGCTGGCTAGCAATAAATCCCCATTCATTTAATTGCGCTGTTGTGAAGTTTGTATTGGGGGTAGTCTTACGGTTGTTTACGCCCAGTTGTAGATCTATCTGTTCAGGTATGTCCTCATAAAATACCCATTCATTCACCATGCCGGGGCTGTTCAGTGTACCCGTGGAGCTGGCGTTTCCCTCCGTTCTGATCCTATAAGTTCTGTAGGGAGCCGTTCCTTCGACGCCATAGTAGATTCTCTGCACGGAGTTGTCGTCTGCACACCACATGATTTTATGATATCCGGGATTGGCTGGTCCTAAATTACTGTAAGCAACCGATCCGCCATCAAAAGTTATGTAATGGTTGGTGCCCACATATATGATCTGGTGGGTGCGACCAAGAAATTTCACCGGGAAAGGTATATTCAATTGCCAATATCCGTCGTCGTTGTTGCCCACGGTGGGGAAAGTGCTGGATGTCAGGCTCGCCGCGCCCAGTAAAGAACTAGCCAGTGTGGTCACTGTCGCAGAATCTGTGATGGTTGGGTCATTGTCTATCAATATGTCCATGTCGAAGGCATATACCTTTCCTGTCACTTCTGCGTTGTCGATATCCGTTGCGTACACAACAGAATAATTGCCTTTTGACGCCAGTGTGATGGTCTCGTCGATCACGTTAGTTGTGTTGGCCGTGCTGTCTGATCTAGGTCCCACTGTGAAAGTATTCACAACAGTGTTGTCGCTCTGTCGAGTCACTGTGATACTGGTCGTGAGAGTTGTGGTTCCGGAGCTGCCTCCCGCCGACACGTCACTCTGTATTCTAACACCAGCATCCACAGTGTCTGTGTTGATCACTATGGTGTAGCTGGCCGCTGGCTGGGTCACCCCTGCAATGCTGGCGTGATATGGGTTTTCTTTGGTCCATGCAGACGGCTTGGATACGATAGTACCTTCTCCCTGGTCTTCTGTTCCCGTGGTTGTGATTCTGTTTCCGGCGTTCTCGAAATTGACCAATGTGGCCAATCTTGTCGTTGCCGTGCATACTCCGCTGAATCCACCGAAAGTGATAGGTCCCCCAGGGTCCGGAACATATCTGTAACCTCGATAGGTCACCGCGGTGATGTCATTGAATGTCCACTCTCCCGGGAATATGCTCCATCCCCAACTGTTGTTGCAGATGGTTGGATTTTTCCTGCCCGTGGCAGCATTGACCGATTTTGTAGCGTGGAACTGTCTCACATAATCAAACACATATCCGAAATAATAACTAAATGAAGTATTGCCTGCATCATAATATATGTTGTAGATGTTGGCACCCCTGGCCCATCCTTGGGTGTTGCCGGCCACCGTGCCCGATACGTGTGTGGAGTGGCCTTCTGTGCCATAGGTGTAATTGCCTGCAGCTATACCTCTGACCTCGGGGTCGTGTTGGAACCAGTTGTATTGCACACCTCTGCTTCCCCCGGTGCCATCGGCATTCACTGCATATTCTGGATGATCCCACGGAATTCCGTTCGTATCCACCATCACACAATCCACATTCCTTCCGATCTGTGTCAATTTAATTGTTCCCGTCACGGCAGGTGTAGTTCCTGCTCCATCGCCTTGGTAACCCGTGCCTCCCCATCCGCTTCTCTGCTCACCTTCCCAGCAGCGCAACAATCCCCAGTTCCTCATGATGTTGCTGGTGGCTGAGGATTTATCCCATGCCACGCTGGTCTGTATTGTAGTATTGGTCAGTTCTTCATTGACGAATAATCCTGGTTTGGCGCCCAACAATCCTGGATGTATCTCAACTGATTTTACTCGTGGATCCGTTTTCAGTTGATTGGCTTCCCATTCGGTCAATCTGTAGAGTGTCCCCCTGCTCAATGGTCTACGCTCCACACATTCTATCGCACGGGTCAGTTCTAATCCTTCGGGGGTTTGATTTTCAGTTTCTAGGTCGCTGTATAAAGATTTTAGATCTTCTGCGTTATATACCACCACGTAGTATTCATTGGTCTCTATAAATCTTGCCGATGTTGAAGGCCTATCAGCCATGTTACACCTCCAGGGCTACCAGGGTCAATGTTACTGTTATTGTTGTGGTTGAGCCGCTCTTGTTGGTCACTGCACAATAGATGTCAGTGGATGGAGTGGACTCATTGCTGTACCCAACCGTTCCAGGGCTGATCAGAATAGTTTCTGCTCCGGTGGTTATGACCTCTGCAACCACGCCCGATCCTGGGGTTGGATCTGCTCCCTCCGCTCTCGACGAATCGCTCGATCTAGCGGCGGTGCTCACATAAACTTTTACCCAAGCTGCGGCAGAAGTTTGAATCTTGTATAATGCATAACCTTTGTATCCTGTTATTGTGATATTGCCCGTGGCTCCGTTGGCTATACTGGCGGTGGTCGCGTTGGCAGTGGTCCTACTAGTAAGTCCACCACCGCCGGCAACACCAGAACCATCGATGGTTAATGTGTCTCCAGACACTGCCGTGGTTATTCCGCCTGATCCTGCGATCTTCAATGTTTCTGCATTGTTTAGAGTAACGCCAGTGGAGTCATCTCCAACGAATTTCATTGTGGCTTGTGGTACGCCCGTGATGGTCAATACATCTCCTGACACTGCTGTGGTGATCCCTGTTCCGCCAGCAACTTTTAAAGTTTCTCCTGAATTAAATGAAGTACCTGTTGAATCATCTCCAACCACTGTTAATACGTTTGCTCCTCCACCAGATCCGGTTATTGTGAGCACATCTCCGCTCATTGATGTGGTCACAGAACCTGCTCCCGCTATTTTCACAGTCTCTCCGTCTGAAATTCTTGTTCCTGTGCTGTCATCACCCACGAACGTGATGCCTTGAGCTGCCGATAATCCCGCAGCAGTGAAATAAGCCAGGCCATCCCATGCCGATGAACCATTTCCAATTTTAATCTTATATGTGTCAGTCTCGAAACCAATTTCACCCTGGCTGAGTGTGGGATTGGTTGAAGTCCAGTTCGCTGCTGTGTCTCTTCTTATTTGTATTTTATTTGCCATATTATGCTCCGCCCCCGTTTACTGATGTTTCTCCTGCTCCATATGCGGATGCTGCAGTTCCACCATCTAAGTTTAAAGCTGCTGCATCATATACGACAGCCGAACCAGCGGCATCTATATTTAATGTAACAAGCGTAGTTCCACTTATAATAACATTACCTTCCGCATCTGTAGCAGTGGTTATTCCGTTAGAACCAACAAATTTAATGTTATTTCCTGAGGATATTGCACGTTGGGTGCTGTCATCCCCTGCCACACTGAAAGTGAATGCCGTGGGACCAGTGATCGAGAGAGTGTCTCCGCTCATGGCAGTGGTAATACCACCAGTCCCTATTATTTTAATTGTTTCACCATCTGATATGCGAGTGCCCGTGCTGTCATCACCCACAAAAGTTAATCCCTGGGCTGTGACATCTCCGGTGGCTGTGATGGTCAGAGTATCTCCCTCCATGGATGTGATTATGCCCGTGCCTCCTGCAATCTTTAAAGTTTCGTTGTCTGCAATCCTTGTGCCTGAGGAATCGTCACCCACGATCGTGATACCTTGCGCCGACAAGCTGGCGTTAGAATTACCCGCAGGTGGTCTGTTTAAACTAACCTTATATCCTGAAATTTTTATTTCAGCTTCGGAACCAGCAGCTTTTAAATAAACCTGATTACCTCTTTGTTCTACTGAAAAAGTTAAATGAACAATGCCATCTGTAGTTAATTGTGGTCCTATTATGATGTATGGATTATTTCCGTCGTGCACCACTATGACTTCTGACATACTGGATTGTGTGTTGTTACTGTCATGCGCTGATAAGGTATAGAAAGCGGCAGTGGTATCAGTCATGTGGAACGAATCTATAGTGGTTGATGCAGATGATGCAGTGAGAGTGCCTATAATTTTTTGAAAGACAGTCTCGTCGGAAGACTCATCATCTGACAATAATAACTTATGCAATTTTAAGTTCAGTGTTTGGCCGTTAGAATATGCTTTCAATACGGCCAGGCCATCACTAACGTCCGCTGTGAACGTAATAAAACTTTCCTCCTCGCTGTTGCTGAGAATGTTGTAAATGGTCATATAGGCATCGGTTCCGTCGTGGACCATGCATATTTCCGCGCTGAGATAATCGTTGGGGAATGCTGCCCCTTGATCACTAACCATTACAAAATATTTGGCAGATCTATACTCGCCGATGGGCCATGTGTCTATCACTGTTTCTTCAGTCCCTAGATTATCGTATTTTAAGGTGGAGGTCCTTCCTAGAGACTTTAATCCAGTATCGTCACGTAAAATAATTTTGTAGGCCTGCACACTGTTTATGGCAGATTCTCCAGTAATGACATACTTAACATCATCTCCGATTAATTGTACTCGTAAAGTGGGTTCTTCAGCAGCCACAAACGTACCTGTGCTGATAATAGCAGACTCGGACATGAATGCTTCCAACCCATCGTGAAGCAGGTTAATTTTTGAAGCTCTTATT